AGACCCGCACCAATACCACGCACAAAACCTTTTACGGGATTTGCCGCATTGTAAATCTCTCTCGCTCTGTTTCCTTGGTAATCTACGCCTTCTTGCGCAGCAAACAAATCGTTCATAAAGCTATCAACAGAAGCACGGTCTTCAGTATCTTTGAGAGTATTATACCGGTCTCTTGACATGAACGCAGACTGTCCTGTATTTAGGTCGGTTACCTTTACTTGGTCAATGTTGCCCAAGCTCATTAGGGCGCCTTGTATTCCCGGCTTTCTTGTACTGCTGTCATACGCAAGTTCATAACGTTGGTTCCCTAAAACGGTTGTAGCTGCAGGAGCAGGTTCATCTCTACCATTCCCGCCTCCACTATCCGCCGCTCCTGCACGGGGGTCTGCAGGGGTTGTTGGCGTAGGGGTAGTAGGAGTAGTAGGAGTGGTTGTATCTCCGCCATCAGCTTTATCTTGGAATTGTGTATATTGCCCCACGTTAGGTGCATACACGCCAGTGATATCGCTTGGAACGGTAGGCAACAGCAAGGGACTTAAAGCAGTGGTAGATTGCGCTGTAGGCAAACCAAGGGAAGTTACAGTACCAGTTTGAGCAGTAGGCTGTTGTCCCGGAGTTGTAACAAACTGTTGAGACGCTGCTACAGGAGTTTGAAATGTCATGGGCTTATAAACAGGTGAGATGGTTTGTCCCGGAAACTGGGGATTAGTCATTAGAAATGTACCTGTTTGGGCTTTTACAATTCCGCCATTTTCGTCAATTTTGTCAGCTTTTTCCTTGCCGCCGCTAACGTACTCAATCTGGCCGTTTTGCTCCATATCTTGCAATCCCATCAGAGCTTCGCGGCGCATGCCTTCGTATGTACCAAGGCCATGATAACGAACTACGTTAGCAGGCACAACAAGTTCGCCCTCGCTGAGCAATACGAGTTGGTCATCAGCTACTTCTTCCTTGGTCGCGCCCGGTGGAGGATTACCTTCGGCAGCGTCTTCATAAGAGGGGGTCGGCGCTCCAAGACCAATCATTACGGCAAGACCTTCGGGCTTCTCTTCGGGAGTTCCGCCCTTTGCCATCATTGGTACAGGTTCAGCAGGAGGTTGCTGCGGTGCGGCCAGACCCCCAACTGGTTGAGCCAGAGGGGCAGGAGGTGTCTGCGGCTTCATCTTATCTGCTACTTCTTTAATAGCGGCATCTCTAGGGTCTTGTTCACCGGGGCGAGGAGCCTGTTGAGGGGCTGATACTAGTGCAGGTTTTGCTGCAGGGTTAGCACTCTTTGGTCCACCCCCTTGCGGTGCTGAAGTTGCCTGTGTCATTGGCAACGCTGTTTGTCCTTGTTGAGCCATCATTATTCCTCCTTGCTCCATGCCAAGTAAACGGTTTAACATGCTTGGCCGTTCCTGTTCAGCACGTTCCGGCACATTAAATTTAGACAATGCATCGTTGGCGTATTGAGTTATAGTATTTAACCGCTCTTTTCCGCCGATGTATTTAGGGTCTAGTTTAGAAACTTTATCCATTTCTAAAGGGATGTTCTGGTCTTTAATTATTCTATTATCAATCATGTCCATGATGTCTTCTTCGACATCTATGTCAAACTTATCAAAGTATTTCTGTTTTTTTAAATCTGTGTTATTAAATAAGTACTCAAGAGCGCCGTGCCTAAGTTCGTGCAAAGCTGTTAACTCTTGCGCACCCTTTGGCCTATTTGCTGCAGGTATATCAGATTCACCCGCAACATACGTTGCTAAATTAGGTTTTTCCATAATGCTACTTTTAGTTAAAGGATTTTGTAGCGCTATTTCTTCTTTAAATATTGGGCGGAGAGCAGAATCAGTGCCTTCATAGCCCCCTAAAATGGTATAACCATCTGCAGAAAACCTAGTGTCCTTGTCTAATGGAACACCTTTTAGTTGTAATAGCCCGCGCCGTTGTAGCTCCAGTCCTAGCTTAGTTAAAGCATCGTCACCAACATAAGAATCGACATCTGCACGAAATTCTAAATCGCCCAGACTTCTGCCCCCTCTTTCTAAAAATGCCTGATTGTTTTTATATTGACGGCGTCTTTCGCCAGCTTCTTCGCTTAAAACTTTTGAGTATAAATCGGCTTCTTCATCATTTTTAGCGTTGATGTAATTGCCGGTGCGCATAGCCAATTCGTATGCGGCGTCAGGTGATAACTCTGTTAGTACATAAGAACCATCTGCTTGCTCTTGTGGTACGACAGTTGGAAAAACTTTTCCGTCCATAGACATTGTTTTTACAGAGGCTTCCTCTCCATCACTTTCAATCGTAGGAGAGCTAGGGTCAAGCATTCGTCTGATGAACGGCTTGTCCGGCATCTGTAATGTACTGTTGTTTCTACTAATAAAGGTTTCCCTAAGAGTTTCCGCCATTTTCTGCCTTGGATACTACTTCGCTACGCAAGCTAGCCAGTCTGCGTAATTCACGTATGGCTCCTTGCGCCATGTGAATTGTAACTATGTCCGTAGATTGCTCTAAAGTTTTTTGAGCGTCTTTAACTCGCTCCTCCATATATAACTCTAAAGCATCTGTGTTTTTCTTTGTATTTACAAGGGGTAGTAGTTTCTTAGCTACTTCTGGCGTCACTGTAGACCTCCTAATATACTAGCTAACTGCGCTTGCGCGTCCCCCTGTTGTTGTTCTGGTTGTTGTCCTGCGGCACTAAAGCCTTGTTCGCCTGGTACAGCTGCACCACCTACACCGATGTTACCCCCGCCGCCGCCAGACATATCCATCGGACTCATGCCCTGTGCTTGTTGCTGTTGTTGTTGGAATCCACCGGCTTCGCGGATAATCTGAGCTTGGCGGAAAGCTTCTCGTTCATCGTTGATGAATTTCTCTGCATCTAAATCCATAGACTGCGCCAGTTCTTTAAGCAGGACAGAGAACTTAACAAATGATGCAAGATTAGGATTGCCGGCAATGTTAAGCAATTGCAGAAGACGCTGTGACCGCACCTCGTTCTTCATCAAGCTCTCAGTGCCCCGTGCCTTGACTTCTAAATCCCCTTTAATATCTGGGTCAAAGTCAAACTGCATATTAAATGCATAGAAAGCTTCCCCCAAAGGCTGAAGCAAGTAGTCATCAATATTCTTAACTACGCCTTTAACGCTTAGCTGTGCTGCACCCATTAGCATAGAAATGCCAGCGGCTGTACGGCCAGTGCCTTGGACGCCTGTTTGGCCATGCGAGTAAGACGGAATACCAGTAGCATCATCAGCAAGTTGACGAGCTTTATCAAACATCATCATATTCTCAGAGCTAACATTTGGATACTTAGTACCAAACAAAGCTTGCCCCGGTGCGCCACCTTGCCGACGGAATACCTTACCCGGATACAGCTCAAGGTCTTGTCCCGGAACAAGATTAGTTTCATCAATTTCAAAGATAAGATTGCCGGACAATACAGCATTATCTACTGCCATCCGCATAAAGCCATTCATCAGTTGCTGGGTATCTGTCATGTTCTCTGCTAGCCCAACACCAAAGAATGAGTATGGGTTCAACTCATATGGCGCAGCAAAATACGGGATGCGCTGTGGGGTGAACGGGTTAATAACTAGACGCAAGATTTTATCTTGACAAATCCAGCAGTTAACCTGAATAGTGTCTACATCTTTGAGGTCTGCAGGTACTTCAAGTCCTGCTTCTTCTGCTGCGTCTTTGTCAATGTTGCCCCAGAACTCAAGTATCTCAAACCGGTCTACGTCATATGTATTGCGGTAGTCTTCGATATCAGATTCCCACCACTTACGAACATAATTAGTTCCCATAGCAATGGCTTCATCAATAGAGTCGTGACGGAAGTAAGGGCGCTTTTTAAGTGCACGTAAATCTGAATGACTCATGCGATGACGTTGGATAACATACTCGCACTCATCCATGTTCTTAGCATCAGAGTCAGGGTAGAAATTCCATATTGAAACATTCTCTACACGTGGTACAGTTTTGTACAACGGGTCGTAATTACCTTCATCATCCCAATTAGCGTATTCTTTATCAAGAGCAAACGGACCTTTAAGAATACCAGTGCCGAATAGTGCCATCTCAAACGCAGTTAGACGTAAATGTTTGGATGCGCTAGACTCTTCAAGCTGGTCGAGTATTTTCTTTTCCATACGCTTTGCAGCTTCATGTGCAGGCGCATACGTCTGTGCCGTAGGAGTTTTGCCGATGCCTTCGCGCAAATCATCTTCAATCGCAGCCAGTTCGTCGGAGAACACGCCAAGATTTAGTTCTTCTAAATCTTTAGTAGTGGCACCCGGTGGCAACTCGTTTCCATCGCCAGTAAATCCATACATATCTCCCAGCTCTTGCATAGAGTTTTCTGGGTCTTTAGGGTCAAAGTGGACTGCTTCTGCAACACCTTCAGGAATACGTGTAGGGTCTACACCAAGGGGAAAACGTTGACCAGCGAACAGCACGTCAATAATTTGACCGTAAGCTGCAAGAACTTTAGTCTTAGTAATTTTAATAAATACTTGAGATTTTTCAGTAGAAGTAAACTGCATATCAGGACCATATAATCCACGGTACTGACGGTAGGAGTCAAGCCAACGTTCTTCTTCGTCTTGCCGACTAGATTCTACTGTTTCAAATTTTCCACGGATGTAGTCAGCCAATTCTTCTGAACCAGACTTGGGTTCGAAGATAAGAGCTTCTACGTGTTCTTCATCAGCCATTTATTAGTATCCAAAACTTGCATCAGCGGGTTGCCATCTTTGTGTTGGTATTTGACTTGGGTAATCAAAAATGGACCGTGATTGGGGACGCGACATAATACCATATCGCAAAGCATCATACAGGTGGTCTTCTACTTTTGTGTTGACATCTTCGGGGTTCGTTTTATCTAAGGGTAATGTCGGCAACTGAGCAATTAGATTAGTACAATTACTAAATATCTCCATGCCGGCTCTACCCGTGTCATCATTTATGCGTAAGCGTCGGTGTACTTCGTTTTTACCAGCGATGCGGCTACCTCGGCTTCTGTCAGAGGGGCGCCACCTACATCCCTCGACAATCATTTGTTCGGCTAGGCTTGGGCCTGTATCCCCTCGCTTGTGCCACAAAGACGAGTCAAGTACGCCATAGTGAATTGATTCGCCTTCTTCTGCTTCTAGCACCATATGTGCTAATTCTTTTGCAGTTACTTTACTTACATATAACTCTCGGTAGACTATTAGCGTTTCATCGGTAGGGTCTACAGCAAACCACAGAACGCCGGTAGCAGAGGAGTAACCGTAATCGCAAGCCCTAAATTTGCGCCATGAGTTAGGTATACTGAAAGGTTCTGTAACATGATATAACCTATTGAATTCTGAAAACGCTGCACCTTCGGCAATATCCCATGAGCCTTCTAGGAGTTGCTTACGCTGTACTTCAGGCAGTGAGAGCAGCATGGCTTCATAGTCGCCTTGCTCATAAAGGTACGGATTATCCAACAATTTAGCCGGAATAAAACGCCGTTTAAACAGTGGTGTCCCCGCTTTGCTATGGCGTTCAGGATAAACCAACGTTTCGCCCGTAGTAACATCAGTCGCCCAAAACGGCGTGTTATGCGGTGCAGGGTCGATGAACATTTTCTTAACCCACGCATGACCCGGGCCACCAGGGTTGGTCGTCGCCCGCATAAATACTGGGAGGGATGGGTCTGCAGTTCTAAGGCGCGAGCGTAAATAATCCCAAGCATAAGGTGTCGAATATTGCGTCAGTTCGTCTATGCCAATGTAAGTAAACGCCTGACCTTGGTAACGCAGAACATCTTTGTCCTGCTCTAGATATGTCATCCAGATTCTAGCACCGGATGGGAAGGTCCATTGGCTCTTCTTCTCCATCCATTTTGCGCCAGGGTATGCTTTAGGGTACATCTCCTGACTTTTATGTATCAGTTCGCGCAGTTCGTCATTCGTACGACGTAGAATAAGCGCGTTAAAGTTCTGATTGTTACAGTAGCGTAGCGGGTCAATAATCAGAGCGTAAGATTTACCGCCCCCTGCTGCGCCGCCATATAATACTTCTCGCTCTGATGATGCCAAGAAATCTGTCTGTGGGCCAGCGTTTGGCTCAAATAAGATTTCATCTTGCTGTTCTTCAACAGGCTGGTAAGCACCGCTACCAATGAGCTGGGGTTCTGGCTGTTTACTCGCTTCTTCTTGCTGTGTCAGCTTGGCCAGTTTCTTCTGGGCCATATTAAGTTGAGTTCGCGCAGACCGCTTAGCACGTTTTAGTTTTTCCTGTTCCCGTTGTTCTTTAGTTTTGGGTTTGGATGTTGCCTTGGGCCGCGGTCTTGGCGGCACGGCGTTTTTGTTCAACATGCTTTCGTCTATCCGATGCGTCACGTTTTACACGTTTCCACAGGCCCATTGGGGTGATTCGTACTCCTGTGTAATCCGTAAGCCACCGAGCTACTTCTGGGTAGGACGAGGTTTTTAAATATGCGATGCCTTCTTCCAAGGCTTCTAAGTATTCTTCGATAGGTTCCAGCAACTGGGGGTCAAACTCTGACCGCTTATATCCCCAAGGGACTCTGGGGCCATTTGCTTTGTCATACCTATTCGTCGGATTCAGTCTCTGGGATGCTGTCGTCATTTTTCGCCGGTAATATAAATAAACCCATCGGCTTTTCTGCCGACACATTCAACTTTTCTACCTTGGAAAGTCCCACTCTGTCAAGTATTTGTTGCGAAGCGGATAGCTTTTCTCTGTTACCGATAGCTGTAGGGTCATCAATAACACCGACCATAGACAGCACGGCTTTAGGCGCGTTAGCCGCCATCTCTAGCTCAGCACGCTCTATAATCTCTGTGCGCAATGATTGCATAATAGCATAAGGATTTGTGGTCTCAGAGTATCCAGCAATCCGCATAGCTTGTGTGTAGTTCCCCTTTGCCTCGGTAAACAAAGCATCAAGGAATCTAGTTTGTAGTTCTGTGAGTTGTCTTTGATTAGGCACGTGGGTTCTTCTTTCTACCTGTCTTAGTCCGTGCAAACGACCGATTGCGACTACGAGACTTTACAGATAACTTCTTGTTATTCATCGGATTACCACTAGTGTGATGTACATCTTTGCCATCACCCTTAGTAACCTTGCCCTTTTTCGCCATAATGGCGCGTGCAGCATTACGTGAAGCTCTACGCTTTTTCTGCTTGGGCCGAGCATGGTAGCTATCGTATTCTTTTCTATAATTACGTTTACTGGTCATGCTTTTGACTTTTTCCGTTTGGTCGACTGTTTCCGTCCAGAGGGTGAAACGGACCATCTAACCGAGGTGGGCTTTCCACCTGGATTTCCCGCTTTTCGTTTCTTACGGGTAATTGCAGCTTTCTGTCCCTTGGACATCTTGGCTGCTGTCGCCGCCGGGCGACACGCTGGATACTTTCTCTTAGATTTAGTTGCTGATTTGCGGCCACACGGTTTTCCTGTTGATACATCCCGCCAATCTTCTTTGAACCATTTCTTAAGACCCCCTTTGTAAGCCATTAGTAATACCCTTACATTCCTGTGATTGCTGCCATAGATGCCATAGCAAATATTAAAAATCCCACTGCCATCAAAGCCATAATACCCACTGCAACAGTTATCTTTAAATTCTCTAGGAATTCGTCATGCTTAATTTGTGCTTCTCGTTTTGCTTTTGCCGCAGCTTCTTTTGCTTCTCTAATCCGCTTTGCACGTTCATCTATAATACTTTGCCATGTGCCGGGACCAAATCGCATATCAACAAGAGTACGCATCTCTTGGACTTTTTCTTGCGCTAGCCTAGCATCTATGACTTCTTGCGCTACAGATTCTATTCCAAACTGGTCGCTTAAGCTGGTACCAGATTTTTTAGACCTTTGTTTTTGAACCTGCTGTTCGCCTTCAAGCAGGTTATCTACATATTTAGCAATGTCGCCGATATCATTGGCGGTGTTTATAGTCGATTTAATACCGTCTACTGCGCTTTTTACAAGCGCAATACCCGCCAGTGTTTCGGCAATCATCTCTTTTCCTCATGCGTTTATCCATCTACGTGGACACAAAAACATTTATCATTGGGGTTATCAAACCCGTGTGTGGTCAGCGCTACGTGACATGTAGATATCGCGTCATGCATGCTGATTATTTTTGCATCCATTTCCCACCTTGTTTGTTCGGGGGTTAGCAAGATACAAAACATTGCGGCTGTGGCGGCTATTTCCATCCGCCGCCCATAGCCTTGTAGCGTTTCGCTGCATACCCGTTTGCATACGCTGATGGGTATACTTTGAATTTACGTTTTGCCTCTGCCTTAGCTTTACTCCACAAAGCTGGTTTTGTTGGCACAGGCTTTTTAGATTTTTTCTTTTTAGGCGCCATGCTTATATCCTCGTTGGGTCGTAGAACTCTTCAGCCGCTACCACAACTGTTAACGTATTTGCATCTGCAGCAGCTATGATAATTTTATCACCCTCGTGCAAATACAAAGGTTTGTCTACAGTAAATATAGATTCAGAGCCTTTACCCGTTACTGCGTGCGTTGTAAATAAAGTGTGCGTTGTAGTCGTAGCGGCTTCATAATATTTGAGTGTGTAGTTTTTGTTACTGCTATTGTTATTGCCAATAAGCAAATGCTCTACGTGAGATGAAAAGTTAGTAGGCACAACATAACAATCTGTATCACTGGTAGTCGTCAGTGAAGTTGCGTGCGTTACAAATTTTGAACCACCAGCTAATACAGGCATTATTTCTTCTTAGTCATTCCACCGCGCATACGCTTAGATGCCATCTTCATAGCACCGCCGCCACGCATCTTTTTGACCTGAGTACCGCCACGCATCTTGCGAGCTGCCATTTTCATCTTGCCGCCACGGGCTTTAGTTTTCTTCATCACCATATCTAAGATTCCTTCTTGCCAACACTAGGCTCTCAAAAACATCATCTGGAAAGTGCTTATAGTATCCTGACTTCTCCAGACTCATTGCGGCATCATCAAGCTTCGATAGCCGCTGCACGAATACCATACAGTATTCTAAATCTTCCTGTTCATCGTGAATCAGGAAATCCAACCCAGCATCCACCGCATCATAGTTCGGGTGAAACACCATAAGGTGCATGTCTTTGCCGGCGATAGACAGTGCTTCGTTCATGCCGTCGCACCACCCATCAAGATAATCTATGTCAGGTAGCTCTTCGCTCGCCCATACAATAATGTCAAAACCAAGTGCGTTATAATCTCTGACTGCATCCGCCAGCCCCTCAAGGCCGCTATTGATGCTAAACATGACTTGGTTCTCTGCCCACGCTTTTTGCGCATATGGGCAAGGGGGCATACCATTTAACTTTTCATTCGGAACTTCAAGAAAGTCGTTAGACCATTTCCGAATGCTAGCTTCTACGGGATGCACTTTTCTTCATGTTCTTCTGAATAGCGTCGCTGCGAGCCTGCTCCCAGCCTTCGATTTTGCCATTCTTGTTAATATCTGCAATCATTGACGCACCTTTTTGTAACCGTGGCACGTTGGTAGGCAAATCCATAATGTGTTTCTTAGCCATTTTTGTTCCGCCCTTGTTGAGCATTTTAGAACCTTTTTCAGCATCTGCTTTTTTTGCATCTGCTCGTAATTTCCTTCGAGCGTCTTTATCTTTTGGCCCCATTCTTTCATTATGAAGTCTACGAGCTTTTGCTTCTGCTTTGCCTTCGTCACTTTTTAAATATTTTTTTCTGTTTGCTTTCTGGTCAATGAGGCGTCTTAAAAGACCTGGTTTCTCATCTTCGTCAACATCAGTGCCGCCCCTTTTTCTACCTTTAGGGGCAGGATTAGATTTTAAATCTTTTACAGCAACAGGGCTTTCTAGGTACTCGCTCAGTGCCATGGTCTCATCCCTCTTTAAATCAAAATAATTACTACGGGCTTGTGCCTCGTCTTTTGAGCTTAGTCCAGCCATTAAAATTCTCCAGTCTTCATAGCATCAGATAATTTGTTAGCACGTCGTCCTACCTGTCGTGCCCATCTTGAGTCCATCATCTCGTAGGATGCAGCTTCAAAGTTACCTTCGTGGATAGCATTCCACATTTTCTTAAATTTACAGAGCCGTGGG